CCTCGGTGCTTACATCATAAGATGGCTTATCGCAAGACGAAACCCACCACCAAGTAGTTCCATTTGATATCATGAAACGAAATTGGCGAGTGGGGCTTAGTTTTGAATCAGTCCAGAAAGTCATTATTACCTACTTAAAGAAAGGATCAGCTGTTCCTCTCGTTCCAACTTCACAAGTCGCCCAATCATATCTGATAGACAAGTCTATTGTTCTAAGATCTTCATTACTATAGTCTAGATCACTGAAAGAGACAGATTTGATAAATGGGTTATTAAGGGTCCAAGTTTCTATTGCACTTCCTTTATCATCCAAGACCTCTATTTTAAGATTCTGTATGCCTGATTGTACTGCTGATCTTTTAGAAATGGTTGAAGCTGTTCCGTCTCCAACAGATGGTGGAGCCTTTTTTACAGAATAACCTGAATTCTCTAATATTTCCATCGTAAGTTCAGTAGCATCAGGTGAAGCAGGATCAACAAGTGTCATTGAAACTTCTTCCCAAGTTGTCTTTCCGGGATAATAAAACTTATTATCCAAGAAATCATGCTCAGTTTCACCAACTGAGAACGAAGGTACTTTTACACTTTTTGCGAACCATACTACATCATTAGCACCAAATGCTCCCAATGTTATTAAAAATCTAAAATTTCTTTTTGGGGTATCTTGCGGGTTTGTCCAGAAACTCATTATTTATTTCTCCTTTAATAATTTATTATAACTAGTTTTATAACTCAATTCCGCTTCGAGTAACAACAAAGTCTACAACAATAAACTCAATTGCTCTTGCGGGCTTGATAAGAACCTTTGCATAAAGAATGTTTCTGTCTACAAGGTCTGCGGTTGTTGTGGTCTCATCGAGAACCAACTTATATTCTACGATACCTAAGCGAGATTGCACATCTGAGAGGACAGCATCAGCTTGGTATTTAAATCTATTCCATGTTGCTTGAACATTGTTATCAAACAAGATAGTCTCGGAGATCTTTCCAATTCTTCTCTTGATGTAAAGCAACAAACGACGAACATTGATTCTATCTAATGCTGATGGCAATTGTTGTAAGGTCTTTTGACCAAAGATTACAATGTCACCAGAAGCAGGGAATCTTGCGATTGGGTTGATGTTCTCTTCATAAAGAGCATCACGATTTGCTTTTGATAGATGTTCTACAGTTCCAATTACTCTTGGGCCTTGAATACCACCAAGCTCATTAATTCCACCACGGTTAAATCCAGCAGGAGCGAACCAAGGATCAGAAATTGCCTGAGACTTAGCGATTGCTCCAATAGCAGCAACAGAAGGAGGAGCAATGATAACATCGCCTTTACCTGCTGATGTATCTACCATTCTGATTGAAGGATAGTATGTTGCAGCATAAGATGAATTGATTGATCTTGTTTGAGCATTGTCGACAGCATTTGTGACTGTTGGATAGCTAGCTGCACCGCCACCGTTCACTTCCCATGTGTTTAGATAGATCTCTTCGAGATCAATGATTGCTAATGCATCTCCACGAGTTGAACAAATTGAAATCATGCGATCTGTGATGGCACTTTTTGTTTGGCCCGGCATTGCTAGCAAGTCGTATTCTACAACTTCAGCATCTGATGCAATGTCAAGAGCCTTGTCTATTGTGTGCCTTTCATAAGAAGCCAGAGAGCTTGCACCCACAAGATGTGAAGCGAAAGGGTCTGTTCTAAAGATATCAACACCATCAAATCCACCAACAACAGGAGCAGCGAATTTACGAAGTCCAAGACCGAATGCACCAGTAGCACCTGTTAAATCTCCTACATAGGTACCAGCGCCAGAACTATGGTAATAAAGACCGGTTGTTCCGTCTACTGCGATGTCTTCTAAACTAAATTCTCCGGGAGATACAAAAGCGTGACTTGTCGGAGCAGGTCTAACAACGTCAGGGTAAGAAGCATCCCATTGAGTTCCAGTATTTGTCATGTGTCTAAGACCAAATACAGAATTGGCAGGATAGTCAGCATTATTGTTGGAACCAGTTGTTGTTAACTTGATTGATGGAAATTGGAAAAGAATGTCTCTTGCAGTTCCCATACCACCAAGAAGGTTACTAGCATCAGCTTGTGCTGATGTTGGGCAAAGATCTCCACCCAAAAACATATCAGATGCGTTTAAAGAACCCTCAGCAGAACCAGAGAGTACGGCAACATCAGCATGTTTTGCTGGTAATTGAAATCCAACTGGAAGGCACAAGGAATCAGTTATTGTTTGATTTTCTACAGCAGCATCTACTTCTACATAAAAATAGTCTGATCTGTTGGGATAAAATCCTTTAACATTATATTTCTTTTCTGTTTCGTCCCAATTCTGATATTGATCTCCAATCTTCTTTGAAATATAACTTTCACTAGAAGGGTTTAGGTTGCAACCTGTGTAGGTTTCAACAGCAGTTCCATTCTTCATTATTTTTACAGTAAAACTAGAATTTGGATTAGCTACAGTTCCTAATTTAAGATCTTCTAT